ATAAATTTGGATAATTCAATTATTTTTCGTATATTTGTATCAATATAAATTATTAAATCTATGGATGAACTATATACAACAACTTTAGGCAATGTCACTAAAATTGCTTATGAAGAAACAAATAACGATGGAACTGATGTTGACAATCATCGTAAATATTATCGTGAGTTTGATTATGGTATTGACACCGAAAATAATATAATCTTTATTCAAGATGAAATCCAAAGTGGTCTTACCTTTGATATTGTATCCAAAGTAAGATTACTGAAAAAAATTAATGGTAATGTTGATACGGTAAATATTCTATTAAATTCTGGCGGTGGTGATGTTATTGAAACCCTTGCTTTGATTGATTATATGAAATCACAAAAAGACCAAATGAAATTCAACATTATTGTTCGTGGTATGGCTATGTCCGCTGCTGCTCTTCTTTTGGCTAATGGAACCGGAACTCGTGCTGCAAGTAAACACTCCAAGATTATGGTTCACCAATTGTCTACTATCGTAGTTGGTAAGTTGAGTGATGTTAAATCAAACGCAAAATTTAGTGAAGAGTTAGAAATTGAATGTAATCAGTTAATGGCTGAAAGCACTAAAATGGATAAAGACTATTGGCAGAACATTCAAAGTTCCGATTACTTTATGTCGGCTGAAAAAGCTTTGGAATTGGGAATTATTGATGTAATTATTTAAACTATGGTAAATTTTTTCACGGCGGAAGAGCTTGTAGAAAACTACGAAAAATTTCGTAAACTAATCAACCAAACCTTTACAGGTGAAAGGTTGGATGCTCTTAACAAGATGTATGACCATTTTGAAGAGCGTATGATTTATACCCCAGCCTCATCGGTTGAACATTTTCATAATGCTTTTCCAGGAGGATATGTAGACCACGTTCTTCGTGTGACTCGTAATGCTTTGAAGGTATATGATTTGTATACTGAATTGGGTATGGGTATGAATGATTACAGCCGTGAAAATCTAATCTTTACAGCCTTACACCACGACTTGGGTAAGTTGGGAACTCCATCGGAAGACCTATACATTAAGAACGATTCAGAGTGGCATGTAAAAAACCAAGGTAAAATTTACAAATACAATCCTAATATTCATTGGATGTCTTTGAATGATAGAACTTTCTATAATCTAAATTACTTTGGTATTAAATGTACCGAAGAAGAGTGGATTGGTATTAAACTTACGGATGGCTTGTATGATGAAAACAACAAAGAGTATTTTATCAAGTTTGATAAAGACCAAGCAATCAAAACATCAATACCATTTATAATGCATACTGCTGACTTGTTTGCTGCACGATTTGAAAACGAAAGATGGATTAAAGAAATGCAACCACAAAAATCAACTCGTAATATAACCAATGGTAGACCCAAAAAGTCAGACCTTGGAAACGCATTTACAAATGGTGGGTTTGGAACTGTGAATGTATTTGACGCTTTTAAAGATATAATTGAGGACTAATATGATTTGGATAATTTTAATTTTATTATTAGTTTCATCAGCACTTGGATATGCTGTTTGGAACTTGTTAAAAAAGTATGAAGCTCTTGAAGCTGAATTTGAGGACTTGGGTAGTAATTACGAACAAGCTGAAGTTTTACTTTCGGAAATGGCTGGTCATATTGATAATGCTATTTCTCGTATGAAAGACATTGATAAACTTGGCTCATTTGAAGCCAATGATGAAACGGGTTATGTGTTCAAAGAACTTTATGAAATTGTAGAACAATTGGAAGTATATTATAATGGCGAGAAAAGCGAAGAGTAAAAGATACTTCACCCAAATTACGGAGATGGCTATTAACGCCTATAACCGAAGTGATGACCAACGACTAAAGAATAAAATTTATAATAGGTTTATTCACTATCCGTTTGATAAACTTGTAGAGAATGTAATTCACACTTATAAGACATATTATTTTAATATTCCTTATGAAGATGTAAAGATGAATGTCGTTGCGTTTCTAAATGAAAAGATTCACAAGTTTAACGGAGATAATGGTAGAGCGTTCTCTTACTTTACAGTAATTGCAAGAAACTATCTATTTAACGAGAACAATCAGAACTACGCACGAATGAAAGCTCACACCGATGTTGATTCTATTGACAATGAGCGTGATGTGGTAAATGAAACTTATATTGCACAAAACTTGGAGTTTCAATCTGACTTTATGGATTTCTTTGGAGATTATATGGATTTTCATATGAAGCGTTTATTTCCCAAAGAAAGAGACCAAAAAATTGCAGACTCTTTAAATGAGTTATTTAAACACCGAGATAATCTTTATTCCTACAACAAAAAGGCATTATACATACTTATTAGAGAAAGAACAGGAGTATCAACCCAATATATCACAAAGATTGTTGGTAAATACAAAGTTATTTACACGGAATTATATTCTGACTACAGTAAGGGAACCATAAAAAACTTAAACCATCGTATAGAGGAATTCAATGTATAAAGATGATGAAATCTTTAAGGGTAAAACTTTTTCGGATTTGATGTCTGACATCTATAATAATTCAAAAAAGAAAGACCGACAAATTAAATTGTTAATCGCCCAACTTGAACCTATGGTAAAAAGTGTGGGCGATGCTGCTGCGGTAGTTCCACTAATCAAAGAGTATTTAGATGTATCCGTTAAAAATGATGACGCTTTAATCAAACTTGCAGCAATCGTTCAACGAATGATGAAAAACGAATCTGATGGTGAGGGTGGTTTGTTACTTTCAGAGGATGAAAAAAAACAACTTATACAAGCTATGGAAGAAGTTGAAAAAGATTTTCCGAAAGATGATGAGGGAGATTTGTGATATTTGGTACGGTAGAAAATATAGTATTGGATGATAAAGACTCTGAAAAGTTATATAAAATTTATGTAGCAACTACCACGGGTCTTACAGGTAATACCATTGAAGCATATCCACTTGATATGACTTCTAAAAAGATTCCTGTTATTGGTGAACAAGTAATGGTGGTATTGGGTTCTAACGCCGATGCTAATTCACAAAAAAGGTCATCAACAAGAAATTATTATATTTCAACGGTTGGTATTCAATCAAATGTAAACCATAACGCATTACCAAAACTTAATAGTAAATCATCCGTAGGGCTTGGTAATATAGATGGTGCTTTTGCTGGTGTTTCAGCCCAATCATCGGTTGATTCTCCACATGATTTTGGAAACGGATTTGTTGAACTAAAAAACCTATCTCAATTACAACCCTACCTTGGTGATGTTATTTTTGAAGGTAGATTTGGTCAATCAATTCGTTTTGGATACACTCCACGAAATACAAAAAGAACTAATAGTTTGGTAAGTGGTGCTACGATAGAACCAAGTTGGACATCACCACGACCTGAAGCCCCAATTACCATTATTAGAAATGGTGTTGGGTTTTCTCGTGGATATAACAAGTTTATAGTTGAAGATATAAATCGTGATGATTCATCATTATATCTTACATCACAACAAAAGCTTCAAATTAAAACAAGACCATTTTCAATTGGAGTAGTTCCAAGTGGAATTTATCAAAACCCACAAGCAGTATTAAACTCTGACCGAGTTTTAATTAACTCTAAAAAAGATAGCGTTCTTATTAGTGGTGAAAAGGGAGTTAATATTTCTACACCAAATTGGAAAGCGGATATGGATAAGATGTTTACTCAACTTGCAAATTTAGAAGCACAGGTCACGGCTTTAAATAATGCTTTACTAACCCTCGCAGCTGCTTTAACGGCGATCCCGCTAACGACACCGGTTGGGACTGCATTGACAAGTCAACTAACACCAATAACAGGTAAATTACTTAAAATAAAGACCGAACTACAATTGATGAAAAACTGATATTTATTACTATGGATACAAATAAACTATTTAAAGCAATTCAAATCATTGTCCAAGAGGAAGTGAAGAAGGAAATGGCCAAGAGAGAAAAGGTCATCCGTGAATCTATTTTGAAAGAAATTAAATCAAACCCAATTCAAAAGCAAACTCCAAAGGTTGAGACTGACCCATTAGAGGTAAGTCACATTTTTGAATCTCAAACACCAAAGAAAAAATCTGGTCCAAAGTTTGAGGGTAAGTTTGCATCTCTGCTTAATGAAACCGCTGATGGTGGTGATTGGAGAAGTATTAACTCTACCGGTGGTGCTTTTAACTCAACACAAGCAATGGCTTGGGGTGTTATGAATCAAACTCCGGATGTTTTACAAACCGCAGAGGGTAGAGCTATTCCGATTGAACAATTACAACAAACTGAAGCCGGTCAAGCGGTGGTAAACGCATTAACACGAGATTACTCCGGATTAATGAAGGCGATTAACGCCAAGAAAGGTAAGTAATGGCTGTTCGTAAGGAATGGAAAATAAATCCAATTGATTTAAAAAAGAATGTTGCTGTTGGTGTTAAATTACCATTCGGTGGAGCAGGCGTTTTCCAATTATCTTACACAACCGAAGAACAAGCCATTTCTAATCTAAAAAATTTAGTCCTAACTCGTAAAGGTGAACGACCTTTCCAACCTCTATTTGGAACGGATGTATACTCGCTTTTATTTGAGCAAATAAGTGGTTTTGTTGAAGACAATTTAAAAGCATCCATAAAAGAGGATATTGGTTTCTGGTTGCCGTATATTTTATTAAATGATGTTATTGTAGACGCTCAGCCGGATTCCAATAGAGTTAATATATCACTTAATTTTAGAGTAACTGAAAGTGGCGCAAATCAAACTATAATTATCTATGTAGACCAACAAGGTGGTCTAACTATTGCTTGAGGAATATAAATGACTGATAAGGTAAATAAAGACGTAAGTTTAATTGGTAGGGACTTTGGAGATTTCCGTAAGAATCTTATTGACTTTGCTAAAAACTACTTTCCCGAAACTTACAATGACTTTAATGAGTCATCTCCTGGAATGATGTTTATTGAAATGGCATCATATGTGGGTGATGTTCTTTCTTACTATACTGATGTTCAGTTAAGAGAATCAATTCTTGAACAAGCACAAGAAAAGGGTAATGTATTCCTTATTTCTCAAGCTATGGGATACAGCCCAAAGTTGAATGTTCCTGCGACCACAATCTTAACAATCTACCAAATTGTTCCTTCAAAAGGTAGTGGTGATAATGTTACTCCTGATTTTGATTACGCTTTGAAAGTCAAAGAAGGTATGAAAGTCAATTCGGCTACCAATAACGAAATTCAGTTTTCTACAACCCAAAAAGTAGATTTTGCATTTTCATCATCGTTTGACCCAACGGAAGTTACGGTTTATCAAATAAATGATACTACAAACGAACCAACTTATTACTTGTTAAAAAAGTATGTTAAAGCAGTTAGTGGTCAAGAAGCAACACAAGAATTTGTTTTTGATTCTCCAAGGATTTACGACAAGATTCGTATTGATGAAGAAAACTTAATTGATGTTGTAAAGATTGTAGATGATAATGGTGACACTTGGTCCAAAGTTCCATATCTGGCTCAAGATACTATTTTTGAACAAGTTCCAAATACATCCGCATACTCTTTAAACTATAACTTGTATGCTGGTGAAACTCCATATCTTTTAAGATTAAAAAGAGTTCCAAAAAGATATATTACCCGAATTGAAGAGGACAACTCAATTACAATTCAGTTTGGTGCTGGTATATCATCAAATGCTGATGAAGAAATCTTACCAAATCCAGACAATGTAGGTTCTGCGCTTTACCCTGCAAGTGGTGACCTTGACCAAGGTATTGACCCATCAAACTTTATGTATTCAAAAACATATGGTGTCGCTCCATCCAATGCAACTTTAACCGTAACATATCGCACTGGTAATGGTGTATTAGATAATGTTTCATCAAGAGACTTAACGGAAATTGATACAGTCATATTTGAAAATCAAAATCAATCAGCGTTAAACGAAGATACGTTTAGAGTAGTTCAAAATTCAGTTGCAGTAACTAACGAAGCTGCTGCAGGTGGTGCTAAATTTGAAGAAGACATTGAACAAGTTCGCCAAAACGCAATGGCTTACTTTGCAGCCCAAAATAGAGCGGTGACCAAAGAAGACTATGTTTTAAGAGCATACGCTTTACCACCACAATTTGGTTCAGTAGCAAAAGCGTTTCTTGCACCTGATTGGCAAGTTCAAACTTTACTTGATGATGGTCCAAACCCAATTGTAAATCCATTAGCATTGAACCTTTATGTTTTAGGTTATGATAATGAAAAAAAATTAAAAAGTTTAAACGCAGCTACCAAGGAAAACTTAAAGAACTACTTATCGTATTATCGTATGTTGACTGATGCTGTGAATATTAAAAATGGATATGTTGTAAATATTGGTATTGATTTTGAAGTGATTGTTCTTCCAAACTACAACTCAAATGAGGTTCTTTTAAAATGTATTAGTGCATTAAAAGATTACTTTAATATTGATAAAAGACAAATCAATCAACCCATTATGTTATCAGAACTCTACATTCTATTGGATAGAATTGATGGAGTTCAGACTGTTGTAAGACCCGATAGAGATGGTGTGGGTGGATTACAGGTTGTAAACAAGTGGGGTGGTGTATACTCCGAAAACAAATACGACATTGTAAACGCAACAAAACAAGGAGTTGTATATCCACCAAAAGACCCATCAATTTTTGAAATTAAATACCCTGACCTTGACATCAAGGGTAAGGTTGTCCCAATGACATATTAAGAGGTAGAAAATGATTTATAGAATTTATCCAAAAAAAGACGCCACAATTTACGAGGATACTGCTCGTAAAAACCAAAATACTGGCAAGGATGAGATTCTTGAGGTTGGTAAGTTTTACGACCCCACCAACCCATCTACCTTAATTGGTAATAGTAGAATCTTAATTGAGTTTGACCTTGATACTATTTCATCTTCAATCTCAAATGGTGATATTAGTGGTAGCATTAAATACTACCTAAATTTAGAATCTACTGAAGAAGCTGAAATTGCATCAAATTACGATTTGTATGTTTATCCTGTAAAAGAACAATGGTTAGAAGGTATTGGTAAAGAGTCAGATACTCCACACAATGAAGTTGATGTGTCTTGGGTATATCGTGCTAGTGGTTCAATTTGGGATGTTGAAAACGAAACTGTAAACAAACCAACAAATCCCGAAACGATTTCAAACCTATTGTCAGCATATACTTTTGCTGCGTCAATTGGTTCTTTTACATTAGACCCATCACAAAGTATTCTTGGAACTGATGGAACCTCTCCATCAATTTCAATTGAAAATGGTAGAATGAAACTTTCGGGCGCTAACTTCGGTGGTGGAACTGCTTTGTTGAGTGCTTCGTTGTTGGGTGGTCAAGAATATAATATTACATTTGAAGTTGACCCAAATACATTAACTGGTATTGATTTTAGAGTTGCATATAATAGTGTGTATTTAACAAATCTATCAAACTATACACAATCAATTTCAGCCGCATCAACTCAATCCGTTAAATTTACACCAAATCAATCTGGTGTATACGAAGTATCTTTAACATTCTTTGATAGAAATGGTTCAAATGGTTCTGATGGATTTATAGATAATTTTTACATCTATGGTACTCCTCCTGTTGGAACCCTATTATGGGATACATACGCTATACCAAGCACTACCACGGTTTATTTTTTAAATAATACTATAACGGGTTCTGCTGGTGAATTACCAAGTATATTTGTAAGTGAATCAAAACTTTTCTTAACAGCATCTAATTTTGGTGGCGCTTCGGTAAATAGAAATTTTGATTTATATGCCGGAGTATTATATACATCAAGTTTTTATTTTAATACGGGTTCAGGTCTTCATAATTTAAAATATCAAGTTATTGAACCGGATGGTAGAGAAGAAACAATTGAACTACTGAACCAATCGGGCCCATACACTCAAAGTTTTGTTGCAGACCAAAATGGTGAATACTCATTTAGATGGTCTTACTACGCAAGTGGTTCGGGACAAGGTAATTCATTTATCCAAAACTTTAAATTACAAACCGACGCTGCTTTGTATCCAACATCATCGTTGGTATTAGATAATGAATACGAAGCTAGGGGAGCTGTAAACTCCGGTGGTGGAACTTGGTATACTTCATCATTTCTAACAGGTAATCACTACTACCAATCATTTGACAAGTATATTCAAAACTTAAATGTTGAGGTGACTGATTACATCAATGACTTTTTACAAGGTCATCGTGAGAATTATGGTTTTATTGTTTTAAAATCAAAAGAGAATGAATCATCTACTCGTAAGTTTGGAACGGCTAAGTTCTTTTCATCAGATACCCACACTATCTATGTTCCTACCCTTGAAGTTCGTTGGAACAATACTACATTTACAACGGGCTCTTTATCACCACAAACTAATTCTGATTTGATTGTTTATGTAAAAGATTTCCAATCAGAATATAAAGAAAATTCTAAAAGTAAAATTAGAGTATATGGTCGTGAAAGATTTCCAGCAAGAACCTTTGCTAACGCATCACCAATTAAAAGTGTTAAGTATCTTCCAACTACCTCATATTATTCAGTAGTTGATGCTGAAACAAATAAGACATTTATTCCGTTTGATGATACATATACAAAGTTAAGTTGTGATTCTACATCAAATTACTTTAACTTTTGGTTTAATGGATTACAACCTGAAAGATACTATAAGTTTGTATTTAAGGTTGTAGATTCTACAAACGGAACTACAAAATTCTATGATGATAATTTCTTTTTCAAAGTGGTAAGATAATATGGCGGAAAGACAAATAAAAAGAAATAGTAGAGGTCAGATTGTATCATATGAGATTGCTGCAATTAACGACCCAACTGTTGCTACGCCAGAATATGGTAAGTTTTTATTACAAGGTGCAAACGAAGAAGGAACCCTTATTGAAAAATATAGTGTTGGTTCATTTAACGAGGAAATCAATACTGATATTACTTTAGAATTGGTTACACCCGATACGATTATAGATACTCAAATTGTATTGAATGAAATTATAACTACACGAGACCAAAGAGCTTCGGGTGGTTCAGGTGGTCAAGGTGGTTCAGGCAACCAGGGCGGTTCGGGTGGTCAAGGTGGTTCAGGCAACCAGGGCGGTTCGGGTGGTCAAGGTGGTTCATCCACCACCGACCCACTTTTTCCATTTGGTATTCCTGGCAACTATCTTAATCAGATTAGAACTTTTAACCTTTTAAATTATTATTGGACTGGAACATTCTGGGAAGAATTATAAGGATAACGTAAATGTCATTAGATAGATTTGAAAATAAAGATGAAGTTGTCGGTGTAACTCCCGTCTTTGGCAAAACTATGTTTGCTGATGAAGAACCTCGTATTGAGAAATTCAACGACCAAATTACGCAAACTGATATTGATGGAACATACTCTGGCGCAGCACTAACCAATGCGTCTGAAATTCACATTTATGGTGAAGACAACTTACTTGCATCACTATATGGTCAACCAATTCGTTCTATTCTTACAAATGGTAATCCTACGGTCTATGTAGTTCCTGAATTAGATTTAAGACAAGGTGGGATTAACGAAGGTAATTATTCAGTATTATACAACTTTCATCATAATGTTGTTTCAAACTTAAAGGTTAATGCTATTTCAGCGGATAGAACCGAAGTTCGTTTAGTATCAAAAACAAATACACCAAATGCTTTTCAACCACTAAACGCAATAAATCAGTCTCTTGGTTCAAATTCATTTAATGCGTTTTTACGAAAAAAAGATTTTGTTCTTAATTTTAGTGATAATGAAATTTATGATGTAACCAATTTACTTTTTGATGGTCCTCGTATTGGTGAAATAACCGAAACCTTAAATTATCCTACGGCGATATTTGAGTCAACTCCAACTGTGTTTGTTCCATTGGATGATGTTATTGCTGGTGGTATTGGTATTTGGAGAACCTTTATTGAAGTCTTCAACCCAGCAATTAACCAAACTACTCCTGTATTGGGAACTCCAACGGGTAGGTTTAGAAAATACGAATTACAACAAAATACAAACGGAACTTTAAAGTGGAATGCTGGTGAAAATACATTTGTATTTCCTGACATTCCAAATGATGTTCCCTCTGAAATTTCAGAGTTTCTTTCAGATACAAATCTTGTTGATAAAAGGTATCAAGTTGATGCAACAAAATTAAACTTAAATTACAAGCGGTATAACAACACACTATCAGAATTAAATGTAGTGATTGTTAAATTATTAAAACCACTTGAACCTTCAATTCAGGTTGGTGATAATTTAAGTGTTGATGCTAGAATATTAAAAACTTGGGTAGATAGGGTAATAGCATTTCCAGCAATTCAATCACAAGACAAAGATGATTTTTCAACACCAAACTTTGCTATTGAAATGGAATCGTATGGTAAGTCCGATGGAACTGATTTCAAAACTTGGAACGAGTTATTGGATGCAAATTTATCTACATCCCAACAAATTATTGACTACTATTTTAGTGGTTCTCTTGGAAAAATAAAGTTAAATATTCAATACAATGATTTCCAAAACTATATTCACTTTTCATCAGCAACCGAACGAGTTGAAAACTTTGTATATAAACTTCAACAAATTGAGGCATACAACTCACGAATTGATTTACTAACAGGCGTCAGCGGAGCAGCCGCATTAACCAACATCTCACAATCAATTAGTCGTAGGGATAAAATAGTTGGCGCATTTGATGGGTTTGAATATTGGATGTATTATCAAGATACATCTTCAATCTATACACATTGGTCATCCTCTGACTATACAATCACACCATATCCAAAAGTATCAACATTCCCATATGTTTTACAACCACTAACATCATCTCAAGCACAATCGTGGTATGCTGGGGTTCAGTCATCAGCGTCTTTGTATGACTCACAAAACCCGGCAAGACTTCGTAATTTTATTCCAATTCATCTACAAGATGATGATAAAAATTCGGATTACATTACATTCATTGATATGATTGGTCAACACTTTGATATTTCGTGGACCTATGTAAATTCATTAAGTGATATTAACAAAAGAGAAGAGCATCCGTGGGATGGTATGTCCGATGATTTACTATTCAATGTTGCAAAATCAATGGGATGGTCTTTATCAAATGGGTATGGTGATTCGGACTTATGGACTTATGTTCTTGGAACTGACCAAACGGGTTCGTTAGCTCAAACAGGTTTGTTAAAAACCAAATCAAGAGAAAAAATTGTAAAAGAAACTTGGAGAAGAATTGTAAATAACTTACCATACATTTACAAAACAAAAGGAACTCCAAGGTCAATCAAAGCGCTTCTCGCTACATATGGCATTCCACAAGCGTTCCTACAAATCCGTGAATATGGTGGTCCAACTATTATTGATGTTCCAAACCAATACGAACACGAAAGATTTGTATACAAAGTAAACATTGATGCTCAAGCTGGAAAGTATATTGTAAACCCCTGGGGTCAAATTCAACCTGAAGGTTATTCATCAAGATTTCCATATAGTATTGAGGTGATTGCAAAATTACCTGCGAGTATTGGTTCGGATGATGGTGGTGTAACTGGCGAATACACTATTTTTGATATGGTTGTTCCCGGAGAAAGGATGTCAGTTAAATTTAATGGTGTTAATTCCACTACTGCTAACTTTACATTAGTTTCCGGCTCAACATCATTATTAACCACAAATAACTTTACTTGGAATGGCGCAAGAGATGTTGTAATAGTTTTAAATAACGATTCAACAAATACATCTTTAAGAGCAGCTATGCCTGATAACTTTGGTGGTGTTCTTTCAAGTGTTAGTGCTTCGATAGCTACACCAGGCACTGTTACTGCAATTTGGGGGAGTAATGGCTCTTTAAATGTTGGTTCTCCAACCGATAACAATTACACATCATTTAATTTACAAGAATTAAGATACTATTATAACATTGTCAGTCAAGAGATTGTTGAAGACCACGCAAAAAATCGTGATGCTTACTTTATTGATGATAACACAACTGACCTTGATACTACTGGTTCATTAGTTTCATTAGTTTACCGACAATTTTTTGATAGTAAATATGGTGGGTCTAATTGGAATAGTGCTTCATTACACCCTAACCAAGAAGTAACTACTACCTCTACTGGTAAAATTTTAAGTTGTTCATTTGGACCAAGTGTTTCAGCTGCTGACCTTGAAGGTGAGTTAGATACATACTACTCAAAGATTCCATCAGCGGGCGCATTAAATGTAAACAACAATAAAATTCGTATTGAATCATCAAGTTTGGCAGGGGTATTGTCGCCTGATAAATCACAAGAAAATAGTCAGTATGATTACGCTCCACTTGATTCAAACTTGGTTGGTGTTTACTTTTCAACTACGGATACTGTAAACTACGACATCTACAACTCCGAAGGTTATTTTGAAATTGATGATTGGGTTGGTGATACGGATGAAAGATACAATGAGTCGTATCCACTCTTAAAATACAGGTCTCAAAACTACTTTGCTAAATACACAACCAAGACCGCATTAAATCTTATTTTAAGTTTATTAGCTAGATACGATTCATCTATTTTTAGTCAAATCAAACAAGTTCTTCCCGCTCGTGTAAATTATATGAGTGGTATCTTAATTGAACCACATATTCTTGAAAGAAACAAATATAAAAGAAATCGTGGTATCACACGAGACTATCATCAATATATTGGAACCATTCCATTGTATAATGAATCAAACATCACTGCAAGTAGAAATGACTATGGGTTTAGTAGTGGGTCTGGCATTGTAAATGATGGAGCTATTGATTTATACAATTACGAACCATCTACATATCAGTATCAAATTGCAACTTTATCATCAAGTATTTCGTGTAGTATTGTTTCAACAAATGTAAGTGCTAGTATCATTAATGAACCATTCACAATCGGTGATAATACAGCTTCATTTACTTTAGCTAATTTAAATACAAATGCTTTATCAATTGAACATATAACTTCATCAATTTTTTGGATAATCAATGCCGATTTATCTACGCAAGTATTTATTGGTCCAGGTGGTAGTTCAATTAGCGCAAGTGTTAATGATATTTCATGGAATGGCTTAACTGGATCAATTCACTTTTCATCAGGATATACTATTGGGGGTTATGGTGGGTTTTCTGATATATTTATCTTATCAAATATCAACGACTTTACATTGGATGGGTTTGGAGAATTTATATCATCAAGTTTAGTTTGTGACTCTGTAACCACTTATGTTAATAGAACAAATGGATATTGGGAGTATTCACCCACCGGAAGTCAAGCGGTAAATGCTAGAACAACAAGTCAGGCGTTCATCGTTAATAGATTCTTTTCAACGGCTGGTTCCGCAAGTAGAAATGAAGCGTTTTCATCATCACTTTCGCCAGCGGATATTCAAGAGTATCGTGGATTGTCAATTGAAAATCTATACTTTAACGGATGCAGAATTTCTTCGGATTCTTTGACCACGGATTCAACGGATACGCCAGATGGTGGTCCTGTAATTGAAGTAAATTTAGTTGATTCAAATACATTGGTTCTATCAACCAAAACCGCATTAGATGGTGATTTAAGAATAGGCTCAGCCGAACCAATTCAAACTATGGTTCCAACTGAATTGATTTCTTTACAAAATTACGAAGAATCCATTTCTCAAACATCAACTCAAAAAAGAAATGATATTGACACGGAGCAAGCTGTATTAAATGCACCTTTAATTTATACAATTCCATCGAGACCTTTGTATAGAGATGCTGTTTCTACACAACAACAAGTGGCAGGAAATGTGACAATTCAAACAAATTTTATACAACCACTAAATGGTTAAGTTTAATTTAATAAAAAAATGATATTTATATACATAAAATAAGGAAACACTATGGGATATTTAGATAATTCATCGGTAACTGTTGATGCGATTTTGACCAAAAAGGGAAGAGAACTTCTTGCACAAGGTCGTGATAAGTTTCAAATCACACAATTTGCATTAGCAGATGATGAGGTTGATTACAACCTTTGGAATCCAGCACACTCGTTGGGCTCTGATTACTATGGCGCAATCATTGAGAATATGCCAGTATTAGAAGCCCTAACTGATGAAAACTACACTATGAAGTATAAATTGTTGACTCTTCCAAAATCAACTATAAAACTTCCAATCATTGTTCCTTCGGTAACCACTCTTTCTTTGGAAGAATCCGGCATTACTTCCACTATCAACATCACAACCAAAAATGGTGGAAACTCATTATTAGGATACACCGCAGTGTTATTGAATTCAGACGCAGCAAATATTGTTGGTAATCCTGGTGTTCCTGGTGGAACTTCTCCAAGTGTTAATACAACATCATACATTTCTAATAAGAGTGTTACAGTGGTTGGTAAAGACGCATTCACAATCACAACGAAGGTTCTTCCATCTGCTACCGCAATTACAACTCGTATTATCTTTATTGGTAATGAGACCGGTGGTAGAACCGAAGTAACTTTAACCGTAAACCCATTCACAGGTAGAGTGTTAAGCACACGAACTGTTGCAGGACTATAAAATTAAAAGGATAAAATATGTCAGACTCTCCAATTTTTTCTTTCAATAATCCCGCAGGTGGTGGTTCTTTAGGTGGTGGTGGTTCAACCGGCACTCCTGCTGGCGGTGGTACTTCAACCCCATCTCCATCGGGCAATACTCCACCCCCAAGCACTTTAACCGCTCAACAACTTTTAACGTTTGACATTAGTGAAAATAGAACTCCCATTGTTCCTGCTGGCGCATACAATGTTGGTAATGGAAAAGTTTACACCGCATTCACTACGGATGATGTAGTTGAAGGTGGTAATCAAAGAATTACTCGTGGTTTGTGGAGTGGTAATGTTGGTGAATTAACCACGTTCTTTACTTCATCATTTCAGTCCGCTACTCAAAAACAATACTACTACGAAATTTATAATGGTAATCCAACCCTTTCAACTTCAGAAGCACAATTTTCGGTTGCATACGGACATAGGTTAGGCAGTGGTTCATTGGATGTGGGTGTAGATGGTGATGCACCATCTAAAGCAATTTATGGTCAGTATCAACAAACACTTTTACCATCAACTCAAACTCAATTTACATTTGGAACTGCAAACTCAAATGATATCTACGCTATTACAATCAATAGAGCAAGACTAAAGGATAAGTTAGATAGAGGAAACTGGGAACTTTGTATTTCGGGCTCACCAACTGGAGTTCTTCGTTTAATTGATGATAGTGGTGATGTAAACCAAAATTCATCAAATGATGCAGAATCGTATAATGTTGTATCAGGTTCTCTTGCTAATGGTGTATTCTCTACAACACAAATTTTTGGAGCTGTATACCCACATAGAGGTGTAATTATCTTAAATCCAGCAGCTCTTGATTCATCAGCTTCTTTGGGAACTGTTAGAACAAATAGTGATGCTCAGAACCATAACAAATTATTCCTTGCTGTTAGTGGTGCTGCTGCTGCAAATTCAAGTAATGGATTCCAAGCAAGAAACGAAGAAGAAGTTAAATCTACATTCTTTTTTACAAGGGTTAAAAACGCAGAATACAACTTTTCAAATAACCCATCTTATGTA